TTTTTCAGGATCAAAAGGTGATCAAGGTACTATAGGTTTTTCAGGATCAAAAGGAGATACAGGAACAGCAGGTGCTGTAGGATTTTCAGGTTCAAAAGGAGATTTAGGATATTCAGGATCAAAAGGTGACGCAGGTTCAGCCGGCGCTGTAGGTTTTTCAGGATCAAAAGGAGATACCGGTACAGCAGGTGCTGATGGTTCAGATGGTGCTGTAGGTTTTTCAGGTTCAAAAGGAGATATAGGATATTCAGGATCAAAAGGTGATCAAGGTACAGTAGGTTTTTCAGGATCAAAAGGCGATCAAGGTATAATTGGTTATACAGGTTCAATAGGTTTTTCAGGATCAAAAGGTGATCAAGGTGTAATAGGTTATACAGGTTCAGAGGGAAATTTAGATGTAGCAGTTGCTTCAACTCCTCCAGGTTCAGCAGGTATTGGTGACGTTTGGATTGATGACGCAACAGGTATTCAATACTTCTACATGAACGATGGTAACAGTAATCAATGGGTAGAATTAAGTAACCAAGGTGTTGTAGGATTTACCGGCTCTGCTGGCGCTAATACGTTATCTGCTCTTACAGACGTAACTATTAGTACACCACAAAAAGGCCATACTTTAGTTTATGATGGTTCAGGTTGGGTACAAACACAAACTCCAATTTCACAATTTGTTGTAACAGCCAATGGTTCAAGTGCATACAGATTTGATGGTGCAGGATTCCCTAGTACAAGTGGCGATAATCCTACTATCTACCTTAAAAAAGGTCAAACATATTACTTTAGAAATACAACTAGTGGACATCCATTTAGAATACAATCTACTACAGGTACAGGTGGAACAGTATATAATACAGGTGTTACTGATAATAACGCCTCGGGATCAACAGGTGTAGTTATATTTCATGTTCCTATGAGTGCTCCTGCGACATTGTACTATCAATGTTCATCGCATGGTTCTATGGTAGGAACAATTACTATAGTTTAATTAAAAACTATTGTATTATTAACAGATTTGAAGAAGAATTATATTATAAATAGATGTAGAAAAGAAACGAAATACTTTTCTTGCAAGAATTATACTATTGACGAAATTGAATTTTTTAATTAAAAAAAACAATAATAAATTAGGAGACAAACAAAATGGCAATTAACTTTCCAAATAGTCCCTCGTTAAACGACATATACACTCTCGGTACAAGACAGTGGAAATGGAACGGTAACGGTTGGGCACTACAGCCTCTTACAGCAGGTTTCACTGGATCAATCGGTTATACTGGTTCTAAAGGTGATATCGGGTATACAGGTTCTAAAGGGGATACTGGTTTAGGCTTCAACATTGCGAAGACATATACTAGTGTCGCTAACTTATCAGCGGATACAAGTCCATCAGGCATAGCTACTGGTGAATTTGCTATCATTGAAAATGGGTCATTAACAGACTCAGAAAACTCTAGATTATACCTATGGAACGGTTCAGCATACTCATTCGTATCTGACCTTTCAGGTACAATTGGTTTCACAGGTTCTAAAGGGGACACTGGTTTCACTGGTTCAAAAGGTGATATTGGTTTCACAGGATCTAAAGGTGATATTGGTTTCACTGGATCAAAAGGTTTCACAGGATCAAAAGGTGACATTGGTTACACTGGATCTAAAGGGGACATTGGTTTCACAGGATCTAAAGGTTTCACAGGATCAAAAGGTGATACAGGTTTCACAGGATCAAAAGGTGACATTGGTTACACTGGATCTGAAGGTAATCTTGATATTACAACATCAGCTTCTCCGCCAACTTCAGGCGTAGGCGAAGGCGATATCTGGGTAGATAACGCAACTGGTGTTCAATACTTTTACTACAATGACGGTAATTCAGTACAATGGGTAGAGCTTTCTAACCAAGGTGTTGTTGGATTTACAGGATCAAAAGGTGACCAAGTAGACACTGTTGATTCAAGTAACTTCAGCTCAGCTGTAACTTTACTAATCAAAAATAGTTCAGGTACTACATTAAAAACAATCATAGGTAACGCTTCATAGTAAGCAGAGCAAATAAGGAGAAATAAATAATGGCAACAAGAAACCCGCTAATATACAACGGTAGTGATCTTATTGAAATGACTTCAGCTCAGGTTGACGCAGTGGTAGATAATATTGTTTATCAATATTCTCTATCGCCGTCAGTTACGTTATCAGTAGTAGGTTCAAGTGGCTCTTTAGGAGCAATTTCTGATACTAGATTAAAAGCAGGTACTGTTTCTAACAGTTCATCTTCTTTTCCAGGATCAGGTACAACACAGAACCCTCAAACTGTAACGACAAACTATGACAAAGTTAGTCAGACAGTTGCTTCGGTTACACCGACAGCTGACACAGGTACAACATGGCCGGTATACTACACAAGTGGTGGTGAAGTTCATGCTATGCCTTTAGCAGATATTAAGGACACGTTCTTACATCCTGCTATTGACTTACTTACAGCGAGTACAACTACAACGCAACAAGGTGGTACATATTTTATATCATCTTCAGCGTCTGTTAGTGGTGCTACTGAAGTTAGTGGTGCAAACACACCAATATTCGTAGACACAAGAGCCAACACTGGCGCTTATGCTGCTGGATCAATTGGTGACCACTCATTGGATAACCCAACTACGATTACTAGTTACTATTTACAAAGAGTAAATGGTGCTACGTCATCTTACGAAAGTCTAATGAATATAGACGGCTCAAATCACTTACAACAATCTGGTTCAGCTTTTGATACTTTGTGTCAAGAGTGGATTAGAGCGACTGCAAGTGCTTCAACAGACGGATATACTATTAGATACAACTTTAATGGTTCTGGTACTACAAGAGGTTCAGGTATGGCTAACACTATACTTGATGGTTCTAATTACCAAACTAGACAAGTTGGTGATGACTACAGAGCGCAAGAGTTTCCAGCAGGTTCGGTAACGACAGCTGCAACTCACACGCTAAAGATTGTTAAAGCATAATAATCTATAGTAATCAAAGAAAAAGATTAACCCCCGGCGATTCGTCTCCGGGGGTTTTTTATTGGAAAATAGCTGTCCTAAAGTTAGTATAAATATTATAAATATGTGGAACGAGAAACTTAAAAGGATAGAATTATAATATGCCAACGATAAATTTTCCGTCTGGACCGTCTTTAAATGATACGTATAATTTAGGTGTACGTACATGGAAATGGAATGGCGAGGCATGGGCTTTACAACCATTAACAGGTGGTTTTACAGGTTCACAAGGTTATACTGGTTCAACAGGTATTGTTGCGCCTTTGACTATAGATACAACAAACAATAGAGTAGGTATTAATCAAACAAGTCCAGCAACAACTTTAGAAGTTAGAGCTGCTATACCTAAAATTAGAATAAACGATACCGATGGTTCAGATTTAATAACTGATTTGTGTGGTGCAGCTGCTGATTTTCAAATAAAATTGGATCCAAATAATGCTGGTACTGCTGGTAGTTTTAGAGTTTTTATAAGTGGAGAGCAAAAATTTAATATAAGACCAACTGGTAGAATTGGTATTGGTACAAATGCTCCTGAAGGAATGATGGAGATTGTTAATAATACAATTTCAGATGACTCATTATTATTAACATCAACGGAAGATTCAAGTTCAGCTGGTCCTGTTATAACATTAAAAAGAAACAGCTCAAGTCCTGATGACGGAGATTATCTAGGACAAATAAAATTCAAAGGCGAAAATGACGCCGATCAAGAAGTAATATATGCTAAAATTACAGCAAAAATTTCGGATGCAAGTGATGGTACCGAAGATGGCATACTAGAATTTACACATAAAAAAGCAGGCTCTAATGCTATTACAGGAAGATGGAAGTCTGATAAATTAATGTTAATAAATGGTACAGGTTTAGATGTAGATGGTAATGTTGGTATCGGAACTTCAACTCCAGGTGCTAAATTACATATTTTACAAACTGCTGAAACTTATGATGATGGATTTAAAATAGTTGGTAGTACATCACCAATTTCAGGAAGAATTTATATGAATAACACCGATGTACGTATAGATAATGCTACAGCAGGAGCAGCTACAGGTCTTACTCTTGATTCATCTGGAAATATTGGTCTCGGAAATTCATCTCCAGCAGAAAAATTAGACGTAACAGGTAATGTTAAAATAACAGGTGCCTTAACATTGTCTAGTGGAGTTAGTAACTCAACAAGTATACAAATTAAAGATTCAAGTGGTAGCGTATTAAAAACTATGTACGGAACAACAAGTTAATTAAGGGATAAATAGAATTATGGCAACACCAACAACAAGAGAACAGTTAAAAGATTACGCTTTAAGAGCATTAGGTCAACCTGTTATAGAAATTAACGTTGACAATGATCAATTAGAGGATAGACTTGATGAAGCTTTACAATATTATTCTCAATATCACATGAATGCAATAAGAAGATGTTATTTAAAATATCAATACACACAGACAGATTATGATAGAATCGTCACTAATGGAGACGTATCAGAGTCACAAACTAAAAACTCAATAACTACATCATGGAAAGAAAATGCAAATTATATAGTAGTTCCTGAATCAGTTATATCTGTCACTAATTTATTTCCTTTTTCAAGTAAAGGAAGTTTAAATTTATTTGATGTAAGATATCAGATGAGACTAAATGATCTCTATGATTTTTCTTCAACATCGGTAGTTAACTATGATCTTGTGATGAGACAGTTAGACTTTTTAGATCACATTTTAGTTGGTGAAAAACCATTAAGATTTAATCAAAACGATAACAAACTATTCATTGATATGGATTGGAAAGAAGATTTAAAAGTAGGTGAATTTTTAGTAATAGATTGTTTTAGAAAATTAGATCCGGAAACATTTACAGATGTATACAATGACCAGTGGTTAAAAAGATATGTCACAACACTATTTAAAAAACAATGGGGAGCAAACCTATCTAAATTCAACGGCGTTGCTATGGTAGGTGGTGTGACTCTTAACGGAGGCCAAATATATTCTGAATCACTACAAGAATGTGAAAAACTAGAAAACGAAATACGTACAACATTTGAAGAGCCTCATAACTTTCTAATAGGATAAAAACTATGGTAGTAATGAATCCATACTTTCAGCACGGAGATGGCATCGGAAATGCATCCGAAAAATATCTATACGAAGATTTAATCATAGAAGGATTAAAGATATATGGTAATTTAATTTACTATATGCCTAGAGAAATTGTAAACAGAGATTTAGTATTAGGTGAAGACGTTAATAGTAAATTTAAAAATGCTTTTCCTATTGAAATGTATTTTGAAACTACCGAGGGATTTGCTGGTCAGCAAGAATTAATCAATAAGTTCGGATTAGAAATTAGAGAAGATACTACATTGATGGTATCTAAAAGACGTTTTATGAATAAAGTGGATATTAGAACAGAATTAAACGTAAAAGGTAGACCAAACGAAGGAGATATATTATTCTTTCCTTTGATGAATAGTTTCTTTGAAATTCAATTTGTAGAAGATCAGGAACCTTTCTTTCAATTAGGTAACTTACCTGTTTACAAATTAAGAGTTACACGTTGGGAATATTCAAATGAAGAATTAGATGTTGGAATAAAAGACATTGATAAAAGAGAAAGACAAAATTCAGTTAATCTATTAGTAGACAGAGTGCGTTTAGAAAACGAAGCTGGTAGTATGCAACTAGAACAAGATGACGTATCATCTGGTAATGCTAACTTCCTATTAAACGAAGAATATGACGCAACAAAAACTACAGTACAAACTCAATCTGATTATGCACAAAATTTAGATTTAGATACGGCAGCCGGTTTTGATACTGCTTCTGTAGCAGATGATGTACTAGACTTTACTGAAAGAAATCCATTTGGGGAGGTAGACATTTAATGGAAAGAGATAGACATAGACAATTACATGAGTTTCATAATAAAACTTTAAAACAAAAAAAAGAAATGGAACTATCAAGAAATTTAAAAAAAGAAGTGGTTGCTGGTGCAAATGGCACACAGGATTATGTAATTAAAGAAGGAATTAACAAAGGTA